CGGAAGCGTTGCCGCTCTTACCACGGGCGGTATTAAAACAAGCCAAGCTTTTACGGGATTAAACGCAGTATTTGCCGGAGTATCAAAGCCGACAAAGGAAGCTTCGGACGAAGCAAAGAGGCTCGGCGTTGAGTTTAATTCAACGGCACTAAGAGCTAAGGGACTCCAAGGGTTTTTACAGTCTCTAACCTCTTCGCAAAACTTTAATAAGCAATCAATCGAAAAACTATTTGGCTCAGTTGAAGCGCAAAAGGTTGCGTTTACATTAACGGGAGCCTCGGCGGGCGCTTTTGATAAAACATTAAAAGAATTAACCAATACTCAAAAAGCTTTAAATACCCTTAACGCCGCTGCGGATATTCAAGGTCAATCGCTTGAGACTTCATTTAATAAATTAAAAACAACCGTATCCAACTTGGCAATCCAGATAGGAGAAAAGTTAGCTCCATTTGTACAAATAGCAGTTGATGCCTTCGTTAGCTTTATAAATGCCATACGTGAAAACTCCCTATTAGTTGCGTTCGGAGCAAAGCTCTTAATCATTGGCGGGATATTTACGGGAGTTACTACGGCGGTAAGCCTTGGTACTCTTGCTTATATTAAAATGCAAACTGCAATCATAGCACTAAATGCAGTTATGACCGTCGCAAGAATTAAAGCGGCGCTTTTAATCGGCACCGTTACCCTTGGCATTGGTACAATCATAGCATTTTTGCCGGAGATTATTCAGTTTACCAAAGCGGCATTTGATGCATTCTCAAGGTCGTTTGGCTCAATCGGAGACCTTGCTATTAGTATCGGCAAACTGTTAAAGGCCGTATTTACTTTTGATTTTAGTGGGGCCAAAAAAGCATTTGATGAATTAAAAGTACAAATAATAACAACCGGGTTTACTATAGCGAGCGACTTAAATAAGGCATTCTCCTCTGAGGAGATAAAAACGCCGCCTGTTAACACGTCAAGCCTTACCGCCGCTTTAAAAGAAGTAAAAGACATTAAGGAAAAAGATGCTCAAGAGTCGGAGAATGCTTTACGCGCTCAAACTGAGCTTGATAAGTTGATAAGAGACAAGGCTTCCGCCTCTGTTATTAACGCAAAAAGAGAAGAGGTTGCTTTATTAATTGCTATTAGAGACGCCGCGAATGAAGAGGACTTAGCAGCAGCGGAAGCAAAATTTCAAGCATTCATTGAGCGACGTGGTTTTGAGAGAGAAGGCAAGCTTGAGCAAGAGCTATTAGACCGCGAGCAATTAGTAGGGCTCCGACAAGAGTTTGAAGAGCTGGACGCCGAAGACCGTGCAAGAATTTCCGCAAAAGAATTAAAAGACTTTGCAAAAACCGTACTTACAAGAAAAAAAGCAGAGGCGAACGTAGCTAAAGAGCGTCTTAAAATTCGCATTGACGAGCGTAATTCTTTTCTTACCGAAGAGGCAAAATTTGGCACCGGCATAGCAACTCTCCGGGCACTATTCAGGAAAACTGAATTACAAAACGCCAAGCAAGCCGCGGACATTTTAATCAATTTACAACAAAGTAAAAACACAACGCTTCGCTCAATTGGAAAAGCCGCCGCCATAGCTAACATTGTTTATACTACGCCTCAAACTGCAATCAATGCTTATAATGCCTTAGCTGGCATACCAATCGTCGGTCCGGTTTTAGGCCTTGCGGCGGCGACCGCTGCAATCGCATTTGGTGCCGAGCAACTAGGTGCCGCAAGTAGGGCCCAAACCGGCGGGATTGTCGGCGGTGCCGGAAGCGGACAAATACGAGGCATTGGCGGGATAGGCTCCGGCGATAGACAAAATATTTTAGCGGAGCGCGGAGAAATAATTATCCCTAAACCTCTCGCTCCTTCTTTTCAAGCGCAATTTGGACTTGATCGAGAGAGAGAAGAGGCGCTTGCAACGGGCGGCGGAGGCGGAGGCGATATTAATATTACGATTGACACGCTTATCGGCACCGAGCAATTTGTAAATGAGACTTTAATACCAATGATTAAAGACGCGAGAGAATTTGATAATGCGGACATAGGGGCTTAACAATGGCGACTAGCTACATACCGAAAATTGAATGGCTTCGCGAGACTCAAACCGGAGATACTTCAACCGGCACCGATACAATCTTGAATATCCCGAGCACCGACACGCTTCAAGTCGGCATGGTTATCGAGGGCGCTGGCATTCCAACGGGTACAACTATTTTATCAAAAACAATTAATAGCGTAACTATGAGTGCGGATGCCACGGCAACCGCGACAACGGTATCAATAGACTATGTTTTTATTTTGGAGTTTGATTTTCCAAACCGAAAAGACCCATTCGGGCAAGAGATAAGGCATCAAGGGCGGGCGACCGTCTCGAAGTCCGGCAAGGTCCAAGTGCTAACTGATTACATTCAAGAGAATTTCTCGTTAACAGTATCCTTTTTAAGCCAATCAAAAAAAGAGGAGCTTGAAAACTTCTTAATCACACACGCAGTTTTAGGAAAAAGTTTTAGTTACTTTACGGACAAGGGAGACTCTGCAACCGAAGAGACCTACGCACTAGACCCAAGGGCATTACTCGCGCAGTTTAAAGTCCTTACCAAGAAGGGCGCGGGTTTTCTTTGGGAGACAAAGCTTAAGCTTAGAAGGGTACTTTAATGAGTTTTGAGAGCTTACTTGCCGCCGGCAATGAGAATAAACTAAACATAGTAGTCGCAATCGGTGAGACTCCTGTTTACTTTTCAAAACATCAAGTTGACTCCGGGCTCGTAATTGATGCCGACAAGGTCGGTCTTGTCGATACCGCAACGATCAACCCGACCGCAGTTGACCTCCGCACGATTAAAAGCTCAATCAATTCAACGACAATAACAATTAAAGACGATGCGGAAAATCAACCTAACTCAAATATTTTTACAAACTTTATGCAGCAAGAGACCGCAAATAGCTTAATCGAAGAGCCAATAAGTCTTTATTTGGGACTCGTTGACCTTGCCTTCGACTTCTCAGACTATGTCCGGCTTAATGAATACATCGTAAAAGAAGTAACCCTTGCGAGTAGCGTTTACAAAATTAAAGCAAAGTCTTTAACTGATAATTTTAGACGTCCATTTTTCAACGTGCGAGCGCAATTAACGGCGGACATAAATAGCATAATCCAAACGATAACCGTTGCAACCGAGGCCGATGTATTTGAAGAGGCCAATTATATGCGGATAGGCGACGAAATAATTCAATGGACCGCCGGCAATAAAACCTTTGCCGGAAATGTAACCGTATTTACAAACGTCGTAAGGGGAGCACTTGGGAGCACCGCCGAGAGCCATTCCGCCGATACGGTAACGAGCCAATTAACCGAGCTTGAGGGCAACCCGATTGACATGTTTTTACAGCTTGCCCTATCCGGGTCGGGTACAAGTATTTACGACGTCCTCCATGACGGACTAGGCATACCAGATACAAAAATAAACGTGAGCGCCATTGAGGCAATCAAGGGTACATTTTTCGCCGCCGATCAATTCAGACTTTACTTGGGAGAGATTGAGAGCGCCCTTGATTTTATCGAGAGCGAGATTTTGCTTCCCAATAACTTGAGAATTATCGAGACTCAAAGCGGCTTAAGCTTGGCCATATTAGATCAATCGGTGCCGGGAGCATCGCTCCCCTTGTTAGACGATAACAATCTCGAAGCAAAAGATACTTGGAAAATTTCGGCCAATAAAATTATCAATAGGCAAACCGTGCTTTGGGATTACAACGAGGGCACGGGAGAGTTTGAAGGGCTCAGCACTTTTAATGACGAAATAAGTCAATCTCAGTTTGGAATTATCGAAGGCGCATCTCTTGAGTTCAAAGGTGTACATAGTGATTTAAGCGGCGGGAATATACTCGTAGACCGCATGGGGCGCTTCCTTGCAAGATTTAGCACTCCCCAAGTTGAAATAGGTACAAAGGCATTCTTAAGCGCGTTCGCACCTAATCCCGGCGAGAAGGTGCAATTCTCCTCTCCCGAAGTACCCTCACCCGGCGGTACGCTTGGGCTCGATACCGAATTAGAGATTTTGTCTAAGGGCATTAACTTATCAACCGGCCAAGTGAGTTACAAACTAGTTTTTACCAGTTACTTTAATTTAAGAAGAGGCGTGATTGCTCCGTCTCCTTTAATCTCAAGCGTCACAAGTCAAAGCGTTTTTACCGTGCCCGATGCTACATGCTATGCCGCCGGTCATTTCTTAAGACTTTGGGACGATGTAAACTCAGTTTATTTTGCGGACGCGGCGGTTGAGGTTTTGAGTATCGATGCAAGTACGAATACAATAACAATGGTTGGCCCTTTTACTACGACGCTAACCACGAGCGTAAGGCTTAAGCTTTTTGACTACCCTACTTCAAGTGTTGGTCAAACTTCGAGATACGCTTTTATTTCTCCGAATACGGGAGTATTCCCAAGCGATAGCAGTAACGGATACCAAATACTTTTTTAGGATAAAACTATGACTTTAAAAAACCCATTCCCTGGCTCAACCTTGACCGACGCTAAGTCGGTTATTGACGAGCAATTAATGGACTTTTACATTCGGGAAAACCTTGAAGACCTAGACTCTCGGACGGACCAATCAAGCTTGAGCCAATTCAAAGTCAACGGTAACTTATCGGTTATCCCGGCACCGCTCTCGACCAACGGGACGGAAGCCGATTGTTGTACTATTTCATTGGCCAAAAAGTTTACGAGAGGAGTTTTGTATTTAAGGGCAAAGGGTACTTCGGGCACTCTTGAGTTTACCGCGAGAATGAAAAAAGACCATAACAAAGCGGTGCTTGCGATAACTAACCTTTACACTGGCGCGACTCAATCGGTTAACAATGCGGGCGGCTCTCTTGCAACTCAATCAATCACAAGGGCAACCGCTCAAGTCTCAACTCAGTCTATTAGTTTTTACCTAAGCCCTGCTTCGGTTGACTCGGTTGTACCTCAACAAACCCTTAATAGCGTGCGAATAAATACAACTGGAAGCTTGCTTGATACTAACGACTATTTGGTCGGAGACTTTATTACTTTTTCCGGCATGACAAACCCGGCAAACGACGGAGTCTTTGCAATTGACGAAGTTAACCCCGGCGGTGCTCCCGGAGTTTTAATTACGAACGCGTCCGCAGTTGCGCAACCGGCGGCGGCGGGTAGTTTTCAGGCCCATTTAATGAGTTACAATTTAACTGGCGCTGCGGCGACCTCGTTTGTTGTTGGAGAAAAAGCGGAAATGCTTGCTCATACCGACGCTAACAACAATGGAAATTTTGAGATTTATAAAGTAAACGACGGCGGAAATAATATCGTTGTCCGAAATACAAATAACCCGGTAGTCGACCAACCCGGCATTGCCGGCACGATTGATACGCTAAGATTTAGCTACAATTACTTGGCCGCAGTAGGCTCCGACTTCATCGTTGGCGAAGACTTAACTTTTGCCTCTCATACCGCTGGCGGGAATGACGGGCAACTCCAAGCGGTGCTTTTGAATTCGGGCGGAAATAATATTATTGTCTACAACGAGTCGGGAGTTATTCAAGGCGGAGTAGCTGGCACGGCGACAACTAACCGTTGGATATACGCTTTACCTACCGACCCTAGTGGGGCCTTCAATGTCGAGGAGACAATGATTGCAACCTCTCATAGTTCGGGCGGGAATAACGGGACGTTTGTAGTAAAAGAAATTAACAGGCTCGCAACTAATAACCTTGTAGTTTTCAACGCAACCGGAGTCGTTCAAGCTGGCGTTGCCGGTACGACTTCTCATACTCGAAGACAAGTTGATTTAACCGCCGACTTTAGCGACGAGTTTGCAGTTAATTTTTCAAATGTAACCCTTGATGAATTAGAGACCGGAGCAAACGACGGCACCTATTTAGTAAAAGAAGTTAATCGGAATGCTGGCTTTAACTTAGTAGTCGAAGCTCCCGCAGTAGTTGACCAAGTTAATGCAAGCGGCGCTGTAATACTTGACGAGCGTAATTTATTTGCGACCAACCCAAGCTTTACAAGTACAAGAGATTTTCAAATAAGTACAAATGCGGTATTAAATGATTTTACAGTACCGGCGAATTCGATAGTACTGGCGGACGTTGTTAACGCTCCGAGCGGGACGCCGGAAGACGCTATGTTAGAATTATCTTAAGGAGTTTTTATTATGGTTACTTTAGTTAGCGGCGGCTCAGTAAACGCCGAATTTAATACCGGCTCCGCATTCGTTGCTTCGAGTGCTGGCATACTCGCTCAAGCGGTACGTAAAGACTCCGCCGGAGCATTGTCCGGGGTTGCCGACGGAGACGTTACGCCTCAATTGGTTAATGGAAGCGGCAATACTCGAATGCATTTGGTAAGTACCGATGTAAGTCTTGGCGGCGCAGTTGATTTTGTCGATAAGGTTGACCAAGCATCTTTTGTAAATACCTTTTCTGGTGCTGGCCCATTATCGGTCATAACTACCGTTGGGGCGGGTACAACTATGATTGCCTCAACGGCGGCAATTATAACCAGGATTGAGTGGTTCGTAACACCAATTACGCCAACCTGGCCATTAACCGACCTTATTGAATATTTAGTAATAGGCACCGGAGCGACCGTGCAGCATAACAATGCTGGATATATAGCCTCACTTGATTTTTGGCATTCGTCCACGGCTAACGGAGGGACACAGTCAAACCTAAAGGGCTCAGTTGATGTCAATATCCCCGCTGGCACCGCACTTAAAATGAGAAGGTCTCCACTCGGCGGGACAGTCGGTTTTGGGGCTTACAATATAGGTTTTAGGTTTTTAGGATAAGGAGAAAAAAATGGAATTTTTAATTAACACCGCTAGGGCGGCACAGGTAGAAGAGCAAGGCGATTGGAATATTTTTATTATTGTTTTCGCAATCCCTTTGGCTTGCGTATTACTAACGATGCTTTATAAATGGTTTACAAAAAGATAAGGTAAACAATGGAGCATTTTATCCTATGGACGGGACGAATAGTGATCGGTTGCATGATAACCGGGACGCTTGCTTTTATTGGCAATTTTTTTTTAATTGATTATCCTACCCTTAAGGCCGGGGTTGGTTTATCAAAGCAAAAAAACGTTCAATTGGAAAACGGCATTCTTGAGATTAAGGCGGATATTAAAGAGGTAAAAAGCGATGTAAAAGAGTTGCTTATCCGACAAGGTCGGTAGGCATATATTTTATTTGCGCACGCTTTAATATAAACTCCTTAACCAGTGAGGGATTACTTCCGCACTCATAAAAAAACGACTTTAACTTATTCCCGAATATTTTGTTTTGATGAAGCCATTCAATGTAAATGCGCCCGTATTTAGCGGAAGCTAAGCCATGCACGAGCGGCAACAATTCAGCATCTCCGGCGAAAATATCCCAAATCTTTTGCTTGTCTAACGGGTCCATACTAAACTTTAACTATGAGTGAATTAAAAATCAAGGTTAAGCGCAATGCACTCTTTACGGACTTCCAAATGGTAAGCCCTTATTTGTTAATCGTGCTTGGTTATTTCCGGCTTTTTTGCGAGAATAACAACCTCCCCTGCGTGCTTACTTCCATAATGGACGAAGCCGAGGGGAGAGTTAGCGAGACCCATGCAACCGGAAGGGCATTTGATGCCAGCGTTCGGCAATTTAGTAATGGTGACATACTTAAATGTATTGAGTTTATCGAGCATAATGTAGGCAAGCTTGGAGCGATAAGCGCGAGCGACGGTAAGCAAAGAGTACTTGTTTACCATGACGCCGGAAGTGGTAAGCATTTTCACTTCCAAGTAAAGAGGTAGGCTTTGGCAAAGACTTTTAATATTCCATTGCGAACTATTTTACATCGGGTTTTTGTAACCTCAATCGATGCTATTAGAGTAACCTTGATTAATTCGCTTGATACTCCGGTCCCGGTTGAGCAAGCAAAGCCAAATACAATAACAACAACCGCCTTTAACATGCCCGCAACGCCGGGAGATACCATAACTCACGTATTCCTTACAACGACCAAGTCTTTTAAAATTTGGTTAAACCGAGGAGCGGAGCTTGAGTACCGATGGAATGCATCCGACGATTTTGTATTGGTAAACGACTCGACTATTATTGAGCCCGTTGTTCATTTGAATAGCGATTTTCGGACAATCACGTTAAAATGTAACCGTGCTTCCATTCGAGTAAATGTAAAAGAATGGTTATAAAAAAGGAGTTTTATAATGTCTAATCCAATTTTTAGGACTTTAGAAAACGGCTCGGGAGAGGCATTCTCTTTGGCCAAGAAAATCGAAGGGGACGCGCCAAGTACTGA